CCCTGGACAGCATCGCGTATACACTCGCATACGCGCTCGCGTTACACCGGAGTCAACACTGTACGCCTGTAAAGGCGTATCTGAGCTGATTCGATGTTCGCGCAAAGCACTGTATATATACGCAAGTGAATGCCGTACATATATAGTCTTTGTACGTCTTCTGTATCCGTAACAGTACGGGTGTTGTTTAAAGATGTCTACTTTATCATAACGATAAACGTAGTCATCGATGAACACCCACTTGTCGAAAGAATCGTCAAGCGGGCCGCAGGGTAGTCTAAGATTTTTGACTAGCTGCGACACAAGTCCCTCGTATGTATGCCGGCATATTGTAAGAAGCTGATTGAGAATTACCACAATCTTCTGCTTATCTGATATGCTGCAACTGCGAGAGAAGTTACGCGGAAAGTGCCGCAGGTACAATGGTGTTACATTAACGCCGTTGTACCAATCTGTTCCGCAGGATTCACGGAACCGGCTCTTGTCATAGAACGACTTCTCGACATTGACCTTGAAGCCGAACAATCGTAAGATTGCTCGAACATCATGAGCTCTGTGAGATTCGACGACTATGTCATCTCCGTAAACGATACAGGTTTCGCACCCAATAGCCTTTATTAGGGCGTAAAATACCAACGTTTCAATCGCGAAGGTCGACCCGTTCCCCATTGAGGAGAACTTCTGGTAGGCCCCGGCGGTAGTTGCTCCGTTGTTATCCATACGGTAGAACGCAGACCTTATTGATTTAAGGTAAACGAACCATTCGTATGGAAACAGAAGAGCGACTGTATTGAACGCCACACTATCGGACGCTGCTGAGATGTCGATGGTCGCAAGACCGTCGTCACTAAGCGAGCCCTTAAATGCGGCGAGTTGGTTAAGCTTTTGGTCGGATAAGTCGATAGAGGCTACTTGCCGTAAACGACTCTTACAGAACGTGTCGAAAGCAAGCTGAAAACACATACTGTGTGTTGGCTCGCAAGCGATTGTTCTGTCCGTCTTATAGCTTTTGGGAACGAACGCGAGTTTGTTCGTCTTTGTAAAGTTCGCACGCGTGCGTATTCCTCCAAACAGATGGTCAAGGTGTTTAACAGCATCAGGATTGATACTGATAGGCCTCTTGCATTTGAATGGGATACCCGCACGTCGACGGCTGAGTGTGCTAGTCGCTCCGTTAGAAAACTTTATATAATGACGTAAGTTATTATAAAAGTTATCGAAGGGCCCGAGGACCTCACTAACTATTTGACATGCTCGACGGATTATAGGATCATCACGATCCACGAAACCGTCTAGGATATCATTAGTTAACGAGCATCCCGCTTCGGACTCCATAAAAGAGTCTCGAGCTCGCTTAAGGCATAAGTCAGGCTTTCTAAAAGCATCCGCTTTTTTAAAGAAAGCCGGAATCTGACGCCAGAAGGCGACGAGCGCCGGCGACCCTCGCTGAGCTAGGGTCTGACGGAATCTCACATCGCAGAATTCTTCAACACGAGCAAGATCACGTTCTGACCATAGGGTTAGAACATGATCCACATCGGATTGTAGAATGCCACGTGGGCGACGTTGATCGGAAACGTACATTTCAAGAACTCTTGAAATAACATTAAAAGTAAGCATACTGCTTGCTCCAAGTTGTTGTTTGCGGTAATGTAGATGCATACTGCACTACACCAGTCGACGAGCATTAGATGCTCTTGATCGGAAGACCCTTACCAACAAAGTTGTTCCAGAACTCGTCAGAGTTGACGATGTCCAGGAAACGAGTTTTGAAGGTAGCGTCAAACGATGTCGCATCCGCGTACAACGCACGTTTCACCACGATCTCAACGCTATCCTTTTCAGGTAGCTTAACACCATCAGCATCGAACTGATCATAGACGATACGGATGCTGTCCTGGGAAGTACGTTTATTGCCGATAGCCGGCGATGAGGATTGGAAAAGTTTCCGATTCGACATCGCGGTGTGGTCGTCAAATACGTACACAACCGGACCTGAAGCAGATTGAATCTGCAGTGTTGTTGACATTGCTGCCATTTTGAGTACCTCAGTGAAGAGCTAGCGAATTATTTCGCTATTTTGCTCAGTAGTTGAAGGGACAATGCGAAGGCATCTGCATACTGCCGCCAATTCATGTCGAAACCGACATCAAGTTTTGGCAAGTATTGCGAAGGCCTTCGTATTTTATGGATATACTCAACTGTCCAGCCATGATTAGCAGTTGCAATAATAGCAGGACCGCCATGACTCGCCGTGGAACTATATGTGTTCTTAACAGTACACAAGAAATTCTGAGACAAATCATAGGCGGAACTACCACTCACCGCTGCTCTCGAAGCGAGGACGCGCCCAACGTTAATTACCCAATCGATAACAAACGATAGAGGTAATAGCTCCCACGCAGTTATAGCGAAGTCAGAAACAATTTTCGGACGACCGTCTTTATAGTAAAGACGTGCGCAACCCTTAATATTGTACTGCTTCGTGACTGTGTGTCGGCCCGTTTGGCTGAAGGTCCCACTCGTATTTGTGAAATTTAGTAACGTGATTTCGTCGCCTACCTGACCAGAGACAGAATCGGTAAAGAACCGAAACTCGTCCTTGTCAGCTAGCGTCCGGATTACGTCGTAAATAGACAAAACGAGGGGCATGATACCATACCTATAGGTGAGCCAGTGTCCCGGATAGTTATGTAACCGCTCGAACTCTCTTTTACTAATCGAACCGCGCTTAAAAGCGCTGTAGAGATCGGTAAGGACAGTAGCGAGCGATCGATATAACTTCGGAAGATCCTTTAACTCAGCAAGCTGAGTCGCGAGGTCAAACTGCTCGTTCCTCAAGTTAGACAAAGCGGCATTGACGAGAGTATTAGGCTCGTCGTCGCAGTCGTCTAAATTGGGCCCTACAGGATCAGCAAAGGTATAAGCGCTGGTGCCGGATACGTTCCTCTTATAAAGAGGGGATCCGCTGCTAGTCTCTACAAACCTGTACTGAACTTGGGGAGTCGTGTAGCCGGGTGCCTTGTACGAAGTATAATTATACGTACCAGACCCCGTTTCCCACTTCTCTATCATGTGCGTATATCCCAACGAAGGGATAAAAGCGCCTTCTCTAAGCTTTTGACGATAACGAAGCGTTCGATACCCATAAACCTGACGATTCTCACCACTTTTAACGGTTTCGCTGCCTAGATTAGTCCAGGCAGACCAGCCGCTATTGTAAGTTCGTATCTG